TTTCTACGTCTGGATATGGCGGTGGTGGCGGCGGTGCTACTGGATACAACCAAAGTAATTCCCAATACCTATACTCTTATGCAGGGACTGCTGGTGGCTTTGCTGGAGGAGGCGGTTGTACTTTTGTCAGTGGTGTGGATTACCTTGCCACTGGTCAAGTTCGGGCAGGGCCGGGAGGCACTGGTGGTGGCGGATCAGGCGCTTACAGCGGGCCTTTTCATACCATGACGTCTGCTACTAATCGCTCATGGGCGGCGGCTGGCGATGGCCTTTGCATCATCATGTACATTTAGAGGAGGCTACAATGGCTATTTATATTATAAAGAATGAAAGCAACGAAGAGATTAACCGCATTGTAGCTGACCTAGCGTTTGTTGAGGCAAACTACGCTGGTAGATACGAAGAGTCTATTGCTTCTACAAGTCCTGTGCCAGCAGAAGATGCTGCAAGGTTGTGGCGTAATGAAGAACTAGAAGCTACAGACTTCATCGTACCTTTGTCTGACCATCCGCAACGAGCAGCGTACATGACGTACAGAACTGCACTACGTGATTGGCCTTCAACAGACGCATTTCCAAACACTCGACCAGCTTTAGGATCTTAACAGTAGACAACCTTCAGAAAATATGCTATAATCTTTTAAGGAGTTTAAAATGGATTTAATCAATATTATTACAACAATTGTTACTGTAGCTTCTATTATTGCTGCTTTAAAACCTATTCCTAATAATAATAAATGGGTTGAAAAGTTTTACAAACTTACAGACTTGTTAGCCATTAATGTTGGTAAAGCAAAGCAGTAGGTGAAAGTAGTTATGGCAGTAAAAACTGAGATGGAGATAGCTCTAGAGGCTTTAGAAAAGATTGCTCAACATGAAAAAGAATGTGGAGAGCGTTGGGGAGAAGCCACGGCTGAGTTAAAACAGTTAAGGGAGTTAGCTGCATCTCATGCTGCACGGTGGGAAAGACTTGCATGGCTTGTTGTTTCTGTTGTTTTTGCAGGAGCTACTTCTGTTATTTTTGCACACTTAGGATAAACAATGAGTAATAAAAGATCTAATAGAAATAATAAAAAAGTTTTAAAGGCTTTAAAAAATAAAAGGCTACAAGCGCATTCAGGGCAGCATGTAAAAGAACGATATGGATCATACGAACCACACAATCCCAACTCAGAGTTACATTCTTTTGAGCCTGAAAGTGGTCAAGGTGGAACTGGACTAGCGCCTGTAAACACAACAACCAATACTACAACAACTTCAAATCCTTCTGGGGAAGGCGGTGGTTCTGTGTCATCTACACAAAATACTTCATCTACGTATACTCCGGGAACTTCAGGAAGTCTTCCTACTTCTTCAACAACTTCAAGTGCTCCCAGAGTTGAAATAACTCCTCCTGAAAAGTTTGAGATAGATGAAGTAGAAACTGAAGATGTTTCTTTAGAAGGCACTCAGTTAGGGCCTGCTGAACAAATAGGCGCACAAACAGCAGTAGGCGCATCTACAGTAAAACCCCCACCTACCGTGAAAGGTGCATTTGCACAATCAGCTAAACAGGGCGTTACACCAACCGCTATTGCGCCTGCTAAAATAGAAGATGTAGCTCTTGTAGGTGCTGATGCGTTAGAGCCTACAACGGCGGCACAAGGCACTATAAGCCCCGAAGCTATTGCCAGTGCTGAAGGCCCTACGCTTACTGAAAGGGCTGTAGCGGCTGAAAGAGATACTGCACAAGAGCAAGCAGCTTTAGCAGAAGAACAAGATTTTACTGTTTCAGGTAATGCTTTTGTAGATAAAGTAACAGGACAAACTGTAACTGTATCGCCTACTCCTGAAGCAGAAATGAAGCAGCGTGAAGCCATTACTGGACAACCCGCAACGGCTGGACAGGCTGCTGAGATTATTGGAATTGTAGGCTACGAACAGGTTAAAAATCGTAGCTACAGTGGAAGAGAAGCAGCAGCCGGTGCTACAAACATGCTATCAGAACTGGGTAATTTACCTACTAATGTTAGTACATCTATTGTAGAAGACCCTGCAACTGTAGAGGCTCAGATAGATCAACAGCCTGTAGAAGTACGTGCAGCAGTAGCAGCATTGCCTACAGAGGCTCTTGTATCTTCTCAGATGGAAACCCTGCTAGCCGGTATGGAGGACGGTAAAACTCCTGCATGGGCTAGACCAGCAGTAGCAGCTATTGAGCAGAAACTAGCCGTTAGGGGCCTGTCAGCCTCTACAGTAGGCCGTGACGCACTCTTTAATGCAATTATACAAAGTGCTTTACCAATGGCTCAGAGCAACGCACAGGCCCTCCAGCAACGTGCAGCGCAGAACCTGTCTAATGAGCAGCAAGCTAATCTTACGCAGTCTACACAAGACATGCAAAGACGCATGGCTAACCTAGCTAACAGACAGACGGCAGAAGGTCAAACTGCACAGTACGCACAACAGATGTCAGTATTGCAGAGCCAGTTTACACAACAAGGTGTCATGGCTGAGATGCAAGTTGCTAATGATTTTCTTGCTAGGAATGCAGGATTTCAACAGCAGATGAATCTTGCTAACTTGTCAAATGATCAGCAGATGCGTTTGGCTAATCTGTCTGCTTTGAATCAGGCTGACTCTCAAAACTTAAATGCTGCTCAACAGACAGAGTTGGCTAATCTTAATGCACGTATGCAGACTAATTTAACTCAAGCAAAAATTGCTGAAAGCATGGGAGTAGCTCAGTTAAATGTAGATCAGCAAAGGGCAGTTCAAAATGCTGCTATGATTGCTCGTGTAGATCTTACAAAGTTTAGTACAGATCAACAAACTGAACTGGCTAATAGTAAGTTTATGCAGTCTATGACTATGACAGACTTTAGTGCTGAACAACAAACAGCTATGCAGAATGCTACATTGATGGCCCAGATGGATCTTGCATCGGCTGATCAACGTACAAAGCTTGCTATTACTAATGCTCAGAGTTTCCTACAGATGGACATGTCTAATCTTAGTAATAGACAACAAGCTGCTGTACTTGACCAGCAGTTAAAGCAACAACGTCTTCTTTCTGATCAAGCAGCAACAAATGCTGCAAAACAGTTTAATGCAGCCTCAGAGAATCAAACTAATCAATTCATGGCTAACTTAGAGGCTAATATGTCTCAGTTTAATGCTTCACAGACAAATGCCATGAGACAGTTTAATGCTACTGAGCTTAGTAAAACAAGCGCCTTGAATGCTCAAAATGCTATAGAAGTTAACAAAGCTAATGCTGCTATCCGTAATCAAGTTGATCAGTTTAATTCTCAGATAGAGTTTCAACGTAATCAGTGGAATGCTGCTAATGCACAAGCTGTTGCACAGTCAAATGTAGAGTGGCGTAGAAAGTCCAATACAATTGATAGTGCTGCTGTTAATGCGGCTAATCAAGCAAATGCTCAGATGGCTTTTAATCTTAATTCAGCAGAGCAGTCTTTCTTGTGGCAGAACTTACGTGATGAGGCTGCTTATATAAGACAGTCTTATGAAAATGATCAACAGCGTAAGACTACTTTGTATGCTACTGCACTTGCTAACGAGCAATCTGCTGATAAAGGTGGAAGTAGTACTAGAACACTTATGGATTTAGCAACTACATTCTTTACCAAAATATAGGATATATAGATATGGGCTTTCTAAGAAAAACATTTAAAAAGATTGGAAGAGGCATTAAAAAACTTTTTAAAAAGTTTGGTAAGTTTATGAATAAAATTGGTGTACTTGGTCAAGTAGCCATGATGTTTATTCTTCCCGGTATTGGTCAAGCTATTGGCGGTGCTATAAAAGGCTTTATAGGTCAAACAGCAGCACAGGCTGGGGCGCAGGCCGCAGGAACAGCGGCGGCTTCAGCGGCTAGTCAACAGGCAATCGCGCAGGGAGCTTCCGCAGCAGCAGCGCAAGCGGCAGGCCAAGCAGCTTTTAAAACCGCAGCAGCCGCAGCAACTAAGGCAGGTATTAAAGGAACTGCTACTGGTTTATTTGCGGGAGGAGCAACTTCACAGGCCGCAGGGCATATGCTCCAGTTTGCAGGGAAAGCCGCTGCTGCACCTTTCAAAGCTTTTCAATCTGTTACAAACGCAGTGACCAGTACTATCGGTGAGTTTACTAAGACAGCCGCTAGTAAGTTAAACATACCTGTAAAAACAGCCGCAGATAATTTTTTTGGTACAGACTCTGCTTTTTCTAGAGTTGGTCAGTCTGTAAGAAGTCCTTTTAGTGCTACAGCTAGAGCAGAAATTGCAACACGTAAAGCTGGGCAACTGTTTGCTAAAGAAGGCTTAACTAAAACAGCCTTTGATAACAGTCTTTTAAAAGGCGCTGAAGCAGCTAACTTAGAATTTGGGATAGATTTACCACAGGTTTCTGGGATTACTGATGAGCAAATTTATAAATTTGGCACAGCAGATCTGAATGCTACCCCAGAAACTATGCGTCCTATTACTTCAGTTGACCCTGCTCCAGTTACAGATATAGCTGTGACAGCGGATGGTAGTTTACTGGCCCCTAAGACTACGGATTTACCCCTTACACCTGATACAAGCTTGCAGTTAGATATTCCTCAAGGAACTGAAGTAACTGAAGGCTTTAGGGCTGCAAAACAAAAGGCTTTAGCAACTAGCGGTCAGAAAGCATTTGAGTTTGAAGGGGTTAAATATGAAATAGGAACGGGTGAACGCTTTGCTGCTGACATGCAAAATGTAGGTACTAATTTTATTGATGCTAGCCGTGAAGGTATTTCTTCAAAAGTTTCAAAACTTAAAGACCCAGCCGCTGTATTACAAGCAGGTTCGAGTGTTGCTCAGAAATATGCAGCAGAAAGTAATTACATGGATAGGCAAGCGCAGTTATTGAATCAGTCCGGCGAAGTTATTAATTTAGGTATTATCCAAAACCCAGAGTTATTGGCTGCCACCCCTACTGAAATGTTGGTGTCTCCTATATCAAACTTGCAAGGTTCACAACAAAATCCACTTTCTTTATGGTCACAGGGTGTACAGCAGCAATTTCAAAACTTTAATCCCTTTGAAGCAATTGAAGGAGCATACACGTAATGTTAGATGATACTAATCCAGAGCTTCAGGAATATTTTGGTAAAATGGACAGACCTATTCCGGGTCAGTCCTTAACTGAAGATCCTGATATACAGCAGTCTTATACGGCAGCGCCGGAGTTTACTGTACCACAAGAAGCGATAGATTATATTTTTGATCAAATGACTCAAGAAGAAAACTATCTTCCTCTAATGGATAGCCTTTTAGAAGGCACTACCGTAATGGAAGTTACTCGTCTTATTCTTTTTTCAGGCTTTAATGAAGGTAAGTTTAATCCTGACTTGATGCTTCTTCTTGTTGAGCCTGTAGCTTACATGATTATGGGGCTTGCAGAACGTGCAGGTATTGAATATGAAGTACAAAAAGACGATGAAGAAGATATGTTTGGTGTAACTGTACAACGTCCAGAGCTTTCAGAGCCTTCAGAACTATCTGATGAGACTCAAATGGCTATGGATCGTGTAGAAACATCAGAGCTTCCTGAACGTCCTGTTGAGTCTTTAATGGCTCGCCCACCCCCACAGGAAGCATCATCACCTAGTTTAATGGAGAGGCAATAATATGGCTATTGAAGGATTTGGAGAATCTCTCCTAACTCAAAAACGTCAACGTGATCAAGAGCAGGCTAAAAAGCTTCGTAAACGCGAAGAGCGTAGTGCGCTTTTAGGTCTTACAGGCGCTGTAGGTGCTGGTTTGTATCGACAAGCTTTAAAAAAGAAACAACAGGATTTTTTTAACAGCGAACCTTTACTGGCTCAGAAGGCAGTACGGACTAATGCTGCTAGTACTTCTTCTAAAATTATAAACAGAGAAAACGACATACAGGGCTACGGTTTTGGTGAGCGATATGAATATTATATGCCGGGAGTCATAGAGCAGTTAAAGGCTGATATGTTAAGAGAAGATCCTAGTCAAAAAAGAGCTATAGAACTAGGCGCTCATGCTGTTAGATTTGAAAGAGATGCAACCCCTCTTGCTCAAGCTTATTTAGCAAGGCACGATGAAAGTCTTAGGGCTGCTCGTTTATATCAAGCAGCGCCTAGTTTTGAAACAGAGTTAGCTGTTTCCAATAAAAGAGCAGAAAGTCCCTTTGAAGATGTTATAAATATGGTGAGGCCCGGAAGATCTAGACAAGAACTAGAACAAGAAACAATAGAAGCTTACAAAGGCCAAACAGGTGCTATGAGGGCTGAACAAGTACTAGCCTTAGAAGAAGCTTATGGAGATACTAGAGATCTAGTAACTGCTTTTAATTATGCTAATGCTGATTTAGCTCTTACAGAAGAAGAATTAAAACCCTTTGTAATAACAAAGACAGAGAGAAGTAATTTTACTAAAAAACTAGGAAATCAAGAAGTACCAGGATATCATACTGTTCAGGTGACTGAAAATACAGTGACACAAGAAACAACCCGTAGTGAAGCTAAGTTTACTCCTTATTTAACTCAACAAGAAATTCAAGCGAATAGAGATTCTGCTGGGTTAAAAGAGCTTAACAAACTTTCAAATATTCACAGGCTTGCAGCGTCAATTTTGGCAGACAAAACTAAAATTCAATTTCAAAGTAAAGCAAGAAAATTACTTCTTGCTGATGGTGTTTCTGAAGCACAAATTAATAGAGAACTTATAGAACCCTCAACTTTAAGAAACTATGAGTTATTAGCGAATGCTTATAACAGTTTTGCATTTACAGAGGAAGACTATCAGGCTGGTATTGATGATCGTGTAATAGAGGCTACTACTAGAATAATTGCACAAAGTCCTATGCTGATGAACAGAATTTCAGGGTTATTAGGTGAGTTTGATACCAAAGCAAATCAAGCTGGGGATGCTGGTATAGATCCAACATGGTTAAATAACTGGCAGTTGAAAATGGATGCAACTACTAGCTCAACCCGTGTTGCTGCTAGACAAAGCAGTGTAGCTCCCCCACTTCGTTAATATTTAGGAATACAAAAGCATGACTACAGAAGTGCCTGAAGAATATACAGAAGATAAAGAGCCTGAACAGCCTGAACAGCTTTACTATGGCCCTTATCGTCCACCAGAAGAAGCCTTTACTACAGATCTTCTTAGAATCTATAGTGATGTAGAGAGGGGAACTCTTTCTGCGGGAGCATATGTAGCAGATCGTGTCTCTTCTGTTTTTGATAAATCAGATGAAGACATACCTGCTACTCAAGAAGAAAGAGATGAGAGGCTCATGCAGCTTCAAAGGACAATGACTACGCTACAAAGGTCTGGTACTGTTGGCGTTCTTCCTGCGATATTAGGTTATTTTAAAAATAAAAATGAAGTAGATATTTTTGAGCCTAGTGGTAAGGTAAGACCTGTAGATACAACTATGGGTACAGTAGCTCAGATCGGAACTTATGTTGCTGGTGGTGTAGGTTCTTATAAAGCACTTCCAGAAGTTTTACCTTCAGTAGCTAGAGTACTAGCCTCAGAACAAGCCGTAGAGCAGGTTATGATTCCTTCAGGAACAGACAATATAGCAAATATTATTTATGCTGTTTTACCTGAAAATGTTCGTGAAGATACAATAGGAGAGGTTGCTGACTTTCTTTCTACTAGCTCTGATGATACTGAGTCTGCACAGCGTTTAAAAACTTCTCTTGTATCTTTAGGTGTTACTGCTATTATAACAGGTGTAGGTGTTACTGGAATAGCTGCTGGTAAAGGTCTTTTCAATACTGACGTAGGTCAAGCAGCCTTAGAAAACCTTAGAAAAATTAAACCTTCTTTTAAAGGTAAAACACCAGAAGAGTTAACAGAGTCTCAACAGGCTGATGTTATTGTGGAATCTTTGAACATAGCAAGAGAGCAGGCTGCTAAAGTAAAAGAAGATTCGGCTAGGGCTTTGAATATGAGGGGTGAGGGCGTGGGTGTACCTTCAGGGAAGCCTAGACCTACCCGTGATCAATTTGAAGATGGGCCAGAAGGTAGTACAAAGTTTAAGGCTGCTCTAACACGCTGGAAAACTCAAGACACCCCAAAAGATTTAACTCTTCCTACTATGTCTTCAGTATTAGAAGAAACAGCGGAAGGGGTTACTCAGGTGCAGGCACAGAATGCTTCCTTCTTTAAAAGGCTTCAGCAGCGTTTCTTTACTTCTAGGGGTTACTTTACTCCTAAAGCTCAACGTCTTTTTGATGATTCTAAGAACGCCCAGAAAGCTGCTATACAAGAAGTTAGTGGTATAGCTTTACGCATTAAAAAAGAAATAGATAGGGTAGGCTCCCTTACGTCTGAAGGAGCTACTGCAACTGGAAGAACTACAGAAGAAGTAACTGATCAAGTTAGGAAAGCTTTTGAATTCAACGCAACAAAAGATCTGTATGAGCTTCCTAGAGGTGAGCGTGTAGAATTTTACAGGACAAATTTTGGATTAACTCCAGAGCTTGCAGAACAGGTCTACAAAGCAAGAGAAATGATTGATCAATTTTCAAGAAGATTGTACAACAATGTAGCCACTACTCCTGCAATGCGAGCAAAGATTGAGTCTAACTTAGGGTCTTACTTCAAAAGAAGTTATAGAGCTTGGGAAGATCCGGGCTTTAAACCTGATCCTGCATTAAAAACTGATGCTATTGAGGCAACTTATAATGATCTTATGCGGACACCCCCACACGCTGCTGAAATTAAAAGACTGAAAGAGCAAGATAAAACTGGTGAAGAGTTAGAAAATTATCTTTTGAAGATACGCAGGCAGGCTGAGAGTGAAATAGATGATAAATTAGAGTTTGTTCAAGATAGAGAGGTAATAGACTTTTTAGCGCAAGTAAGAGGTGCGCCGGGATTACATAGAAGAGGAGATCTCAACGCTGAGACTAGGGCCTTGTTAGGTG